GGATTAAACTGGTCAAGAGGTAAACTAAGAGAACTTGGTGAATTAAAAATGGCATCTATGGTTGTTGATAAAGAACATGCAATAATAAATGATAGATTAGCATATTCATCAAAAGAAATGGCTGAAAAAATGGCACAAGACTTAGGGTGTAAAGGAATACACGAACACGATTACGAAGGTAAAACTTGGTATATGCCTTGTGAGAAACATTTATTAGATGACCCTTGTCCTAAAGGATTTATAAGAAAAAATGGTAGATGTGTAAAGAAGACTGATAATTATGCAGAGGTTGGACCAAAAGGAGGTGTAAGAAAAAGTCCTAAAGCTCCAGCTTCAGGCACACCAAATAAAAATCCAAAAGGTAAAGGAACAGCTAAAGGTGATGCTTCTGGTAAAAGAGGAGCTAAGGTTTCTGCAAAAGATAGAGCATCTCTACAAAAAAAAGCAGACGATTTCAATAAAAGATATAAAGAAAAATTAGGTTATGGCATAACTGTTGGTATGTTGGCATCTGTATTTCAAAGAGGACTTGGTGCTTTCAATACAAGTCATTCACCTAATGTAAAATCACCCTCACAATGGGCACACGCAAGAGTTAACGCTTTCATGTATTTAGTAAGAAACGGAAGACCACAAAATGCTAAATACACTACAGATTATGATTTACTACCAGCTAAACATCCAAAAAGTAAGAAATGAGAAAACCATTCAAAACACCAAGTAGAACAAGTCCTAAATCTTCAGGAAGAGCTTGTTTGTGCCCAGATGGAACATATTCTATAAAATGTTGTGATGGCTCTTTACAGGCACAAGGCATAGGAAGAATAACAGGAGTAGGTGTTTTACTTCTTGAATCTGGAGCAAATTTATTACAGGAAAACGGAAATAATATAAAACTATAAATAATGTCAAAAAAAATATCTCAATTAACAGCAATAACAGCATCAGATATATCTGGTTCTGAACCTATAGCTTTAGTTCATTCTTCTGAAACTAAAAAAGCAGCATTAACAGAAGTTCAATCTTTTATAGTAAATCATTTAGACCCTGTTTCTTTAACAGTAAGTGTTGCAGGAGGTACTATAGATTTAAATGATTCAACATATGATGAAGCAGAATTGATTGTATTAAGTTGGAGTGGAGCAAATGGCACAGTAGAATTAACTTTGCCAGATGCAACTGCAACTAAAAATTTAAATAGAACAAAAAGAATTATATCTGATTCAACTTTTGCAAATGCAACACACGCAGATTTAACTCCTAGAGCTGGTCAAAATTTAGATGGCAGTTCAAGTGCATTTAGAATAAACAGAGCTTATGAAGGAATAAAGATTTGGTGTAATGGAACTGAGTGGTTTATAATACAAGCAAAATCATAAAAATCTAACAACCTTTTAATACTTAGTTACTTTAATAGTAAAATTAATTTTATAATACTTAATTTATGGAAAAACAAAAAGCTACATCAATTCTAAACGACATCATGGAGAAATTATCTCTAATCAAAAAAGATGACGTTAAAGAAGTTGAGCTTAAAGAAGAAGAAGTTCAGCTTTCTGAGCAGCTTACTGAGGTAGAAGAAATGTCTCAACAACTAACAGAACTTGCTTGTCAAGAAGAAGTAGTTGCTGAAGAACTTTCATCTGACGAGGTTGAAGCTGAAAAACTAGAAGAAGAAGCTCCTGTAGAGGAAGTTTCTGAAGAAATTGAAATGGAAGAAGACAAGTACGTTTCAAAAGAAGAATTTGATATGAAAATCAAATCAATTATGGATAAGATTGACGAAATGAAGTTAGGTTACGATAAAGAAAAAGTTTCTATGAGTAAACAAATAGAAGAGCTTTCTAAAGAACCTGCTGCAAAACCAATCAATCAAGGTTCTGAGAGTGAACCACTAAAGAAAATATTATATGCACAGAATAGAGCATATACTACTAAAGACAGAGTATTAAACTCAATATATAACATTAATAATTAAATAGATTAAAAAATGGCTACAACCACTTCAATTACTACTACTTATGCTGGGGAATTTGCTGGTAAGTATATTTCTGCTGCATTACTATCTGGTGATACTTTAAATAGAGGTAACATCGAGATTAAACCAAATGTAAAGTTTAAAGAGGTAATCAAAAAAGTTGCAACTGATTCTAACGTAATCAAAGATGCTACTTGTGATTTTACTGATACTGCAACTGTTACATTGACTGAAAGAGTTTTACAACCTGAAGAGTTCCAAGTGAACCTTGAGTTATGTAAAAAAGACTTTAGAAGCGACTGGGAAGCAGTTCAAATGGGCTACTCAGTATATGACAACCTACCTCCAAAATTCTCTGACTTCTTAATTGGGCACGTTGCTGGATTAGTTGCTGAGAAAACTGAATCTAATATCTGGGGAGGTGTAAACGGAAACGCTGGTGAGTTTGATGGATTTACAGTTTTAATGGCTGCTGATTCAGACGTAAACGATGCTGCTAATGGTTCTGAAACTTCATTTACTTCATCTAACATCGTTACTTTATTAAGTAATGTTGTAGATTCAATTCCAAATGCAGTTTATGGAAAAGAGGATTTAAAAATCTTTGTTCCACCAGTTGCATACCAAGCGTATATCAGACACTTAGGAGGATATGGTGCTAATGGACTAGGAGCTCAAGGTTATGATAATAAAGGAAACCAATGGTATAACAGTAATGCTTCAATATCTTTTGAAGGTATCGAAGTTGTTTATACACCAGGTATGCCTTCTGACCACGCTGTTGCTGGACAAAAATCTAACTTATACTTTGGTACAGGATTAATTGCTGACCACAATGAAGTGAAAGTATTAGATATGGCTGATTTAGATGGTTCTCAAAACGTAAGAGTTGTTATGAGATTTACATCTGGTATTCAGTATGGAATCGGTTCAGATTTAGTATTATTAACATTAGCTTAATAATTAAATAATTGTATAACATAAGAAGGGTAGGTGGTATGGACTACCTGCCCTTTTTTATTAAAAAATAAAATATTATGGCTTGTGGATTAAACTTAGGAAGAAAAGAACCATGTAAAGACGTAGTTGGTGGTATTAAAAATGTTTACTTTGTAGATTTCGGTGGTTTAGGAACAGTTACTGAAGATGACGATATTACAAACATGACAGGCGTTTCAGGCGATTTAGATGCATTTAAATATGAAGTTAAAGGCAACTCATCATTTGAAACTAATATTACTGCTTCAAGAGAAAATGGTACTACATTCTTCGAGCAAACATTAAATTTAACCTTACACAAATTAACTAAAGAGGATAATAAAGAATTAAAATTATTAGCTTATGGAAGACCTCATGTAGTTGTAGAAGATTACAATGGAAACTGTATGTTAATGGGATTAGAGCATGGTGCTGATGTATCTGGAGGTACAATAGTAACTGGTGCTGCTATGGGAGATTTAAGTGGTTATACACTTACTTTAACTGCTATGGAAAGAAAACCTGCTAACTTTATGACAGTAGATATAACAAGTGGTGATTTTCCATTTAGTCAATTTACTGGACTTTCTGGAACTATAACTATTGCAGAAGGAACTAATTCTTAATAATTAAATTTACTTTGTAAAAAAGAGGGATGCTTTATGTATCCCTTTTTTTATGCAAACAATTTATTATATATTTATTATTTATAATATGATAATATTAACAACATCAACAGATTCGCAAACTTTTAAGATAATTCCTAGAAGTGCACCGAGCTCTGTTACATTTGAACTTACTGATAAATCTAAACGTACTACAAGTACAGTTTCTGTTTCAGTAAGTAATTCAAACGGATATATGTCAATTACTGGCACATTTGGATTAGTTGCCAATAGATTTTATTCGTTTATAGTAAAAGATGGTACAACAATTATATACAGAGGAAGTATATTTTGTACTGACCAAACTGATTATAATGTATTTGATGTTCACTCTGGAGATTATACTACAGAGAACTCATACGATAATGATTTTGTAATAATATGACAAAAAAGACAAACAGAGCTATGAGAAGAAAACTTAATGCTCCACAACCAAAACTAGAAATACAACAAGGTAAAATCCATGTTGTAAATCTTTCCTCCTATACAAGACCTGAGATTAACGAAAGATATAATCAAGATTGGATTGAATATGGAGATGACAATAATTATTTTCAATACTTAATAGATAGATATAATGGTAGTCCTACAAACAATGCTGCAATAAATGGAATAGCAGAAATGGTGTATGGTAAAGGATTAGATGCTGTTGATAGTATTGATAAACCTGAAGAATATAAAGAACTCAAAGAATTATTCACTAAGGATTGTATGAAGAAGATATGTTATGACTATAAAATGATGGGTCAAGCTGCACTTCAAATAATCTATTCTAAGGACCGTTCTAAGATTGTTCAGGTAGAACATATACCTGTAGAGACGTTAAGGGCAGAGAAGGTAGATAATCAAGGTATAATCAAACATTATTACTATGCAAAAGACTGGTCAGAAATAAAAGGTAGTAAAGTGCCAAAGAAAATACCTGCTTTTGGAACAAGTAATGCAGGATTAGAAATACTTTATATCAAACCTTATAGAGCAGGATTTTATTATTATTCTCCTGTAGATTATCAAGGAGGATTACAATATGCAGAGCTTGAAGAAGAGATAGCGAATTATCATATTAATAATATACAGAATGGTCTTGCGCCTAGTATGCTTATTAACTTTAATAATGGCGTACCTACGGAGGAGCAAAGAGAGATGATTGAAAGAAGCATACATGAAAAGTTTAGTGGTTCTTCTAATGCTGGTAGATTTATATTGGCATTTAATGATAGCAAAGACCTTGCTGCTTCTATAGAACCTGTCATACTTTCTGATGCTCATGAACAATATAGATTTTTGTCAGACGAATCTATGAGAAAAGTTATGGTATCTCATAGAATTGTATCTCCTATGTTAGTAGGTATAAAAGATAATACTGGTCTTGGCAATAATGCTGAAGAATTACAAACAGCATCAATTCTAATGGATAATACTGTTATAAGACCTATGCAAGTAACTATACTTGATGAATTAGAAAAGATATTAATTTATAACGGAATTGAATTAGATATATACTTTAAAACATTACAACCTCTTGAATTTACTGATTTGACAAATGCGATTACGGATGCAGAAGTAGAAAAAGAAACAGGTATAAAAAAAGAGGACCAAGAACCAGAAAAAGAAGTTGAACAACCTGAAAATACTGAAGAATAATGGCAACAGCACTATTTATAAAAAGGTCAGATATTGTTAAAAACACAGCATTAAATGCTAATGTTGATACAGATAAGTTTATACAATTTATTGCACTAGCTCAAGAGATTCATGTACAAAATTATTTAGGCACAGATTTATATGATAAAATAAGTGCCGATATAATAGCTGGTACTTTATCTGGTGATTATTTAAGTTTAGTAAATGATTACATACAACCTATGTTAATTCATTTTGCTATGATTGAATATTTGCCATTTGCAGCATATTCTATATCAAACGGAGGTGTATTTAAACATAATTCAGAAAATAGTTCTCTTGCTAGTAAAGAAGAGATTGATTTCTTAATTCAAAAGGAAAGAGATTATGCTGAATATTATGCACAGAGATTTATAGATTATATGAGTTTTCATGCACCAAGTAAATTTGATGAGTATTATAGTAATAACAATGAAGATATATATCCTGATAAAGATACAGGATTTCATGGATGGCATCTATAAAAAAGACATATAAACCTAAACAGGTTAACCAAAAAAAACTATTAACTTATCTTAAAAAGATAAATAATAAAACAAATAAATAATGGCTTCATTATCAGGAAATAAAATAAAAGATACTTATCAGTCATTAATCAAACTAACAGATAATGGCAATTTAACCACAGGAGCTAAACAGCTTACTGATGGTTTTGGCAATAATTCTCCATTATATATCTCTACAACTCAAATAGGTATAGGAGTAACACCAGAAGCAACATACGACCTTCACGTTTATCAAAATGCAAAAGTAGGAGGTAATTTAACTATAACAGGAGATTTAACAGTAAACGGAACAACAACAACTGTAGGAACAGATACACTATCTGTAAAAGACCCATTAATAGTATTAGCAAATAATAACACAAGTGCAGATTCAGTAGATATAGGATTTTATGGTAAGTATGCACCTAGTGGAACAACTTTATATGCAGGTTTATTTAGAGACACAGGAGATAATAAATTTAAAATATTTAGAGATTTAGAAGAAGAACCAACAACTACAGTAAATACAAGTGGAACAGGATATACAGTAGCTACTTTAGTTGGTAATTTAGAAGGTAATGTTACAGGTAATGTTACTGGTACGGTTAGTTCATTATCTAATCATACAACA